GTTAGATTCAACAGCAACCGGATTATCATTAGACTTATCAGAACTTACTGATGGTACAGGTGCTATTGTAACCGGTACAGATGAGATTATTTATCTTGATGCTGGTACACAAAAACGTAAGCTATTCTCTGAGATCTTTGGTAGTAATGCTTACAACTCAACAGCCTTTACAACTTGTGTTGGTACAGTTGTAGCTGGAGACATTTCAAGCTTTACTACATGCACCGGAACAACAACTCCAAGTAATTCTCAAACGTTTACTAATAAAGGTGGTAACATATCGCAGTGGACAAATGATTCAGGCTATACAACATGCACAGGAACAACAACCCCCTCTAATACCCAAACCTTTACTAACAAGAGTGGTAATATCTCACAATGGACTAACAACAGCGGCTATACAACCTGCACAGGAACGGTAGTTGCTGGTGATATATCCGGGCTGACTGACTGCACTGGTACAGTTACATCAGTTGGTATTAGTCCTGGAACTGGTCTTGATGCTGGTAGTGCAATAACAAGTAGTGGTACTATATCAGTTACATTAGACTTATCAGAGCTTACTGATATGACAGGTGGTATTAATACATCTCAAGATGAAGTAATTTTACTTGATAATGGTGCAGAGAGAAGAAAAGCTTTTTGTGAAATATTTGGTAGTAATGCTTATAATAGTACTACAATAGCTACTAATAACAATCAGTTAACTAATGGGTGCGGTTATACAACGTGTACAGGTGATATAACAGGTGTTACTGCTGGTGATGGTATATCTGGTGGTGGTAGTTCCGGAGGCGTTTCGGTAGCTGTTGATAGTTCCGTTGCAAGAACTAATGTTGATGAGACATTTAGCTGTGATCTTACAGTGCAAGGGAGTTTATCTGTTATAGGTGACTTCACTTGCTTAGAGACAACAGTATCATTAACTTCGGCAATGGATATCACCAACGCAGGTACAGGTCCAGCTTTACTAGTTAACCAAACTGGTAGTAATGATATTGTAGACTTCCGTGATGATGGTACATCTGCTTTCTATATTGAAGACGGTGGTAACGTTGGTATTAATGATACTAACCCCGGTCATAAACTTGATGTAGCTGGTAACATTAATGCGACCGGTTCATATAAGTTAGACGATAGTGATGTTATTAATTCTGGTAAATGTTTTATTGGTGCTCAAGTTAGACCAACAACAGACATTGCAGATGCATATATCTCAAGTGCTTCTACTTGGAATGCTAAGACCACTTGTACAGGAACAACTACGCCATCCAATACCCAAACCTTTACTAACAAGAGTGGTAATATAAGTCAGTGGACTAACGATAGTGGTTATACAACATGCACAGGAACCACCACAAATAGTAACACACAAACGTTTACTAACAAGAGTGGTAATATAAGTCAGTGGACTAACAACAGTGGTTATACAACATGCACCGGAACATTGGTTGCTGGTGATATATCAGGACTAACATGCTGTACCGGTACTGTAACGTCAATTGCCACTGGAGTTGGATTAGATGGTACGTTTACTACATCAGGTACAATTACTTTAGACTTATCAGAACTTGCTGATGGTACAGGTGCTATTGTAACTGGTACAGATGAGATTATTTATCTTGATGCTGGTACACAAAAACGTAAGCTCTTCTCTGAGATCTTCGGTAGTAATGCTTATAATAGTACTACAATTGCTACTAATAACAATCAGTTAACTAATGGATGTGGTTATACAACATGCACCGGAACATTGGTTGCTGGTGATATATCCGGACTAACTTGCTGCACTGGTACAGTTACATCTGTTGGAATTAGTCCTGGAACTGGTCTTGATGCTGGTAGTGCAATAACTTCAAGCGGTACAATCTCAGTTACATTAGACTTATCAGAGCTTACTGATATGACAGGTGGTATTAATACATCTCAAGATGAAGTAATTCTGCTTGATAATGGTGCAGAGAGAAGAAAAGCTTTTTGTGAAATATTTGGTAGTAATGCTTATAATAGTACTACAATAGCTACTAATAACAATCAGTTAACTAATGGATGTGGTTATACAACCTGTACTGGTACTGTTGTAGCTGGAGACATTTCAAGCTTTACTACATGCACAGGAACAACTACTCCATCTAATACTCAAACCTTTACTAACAAGAGTGGTAATATTAGCCAGTGGACAAATGATTCAGGCTATACGACGTGCACAGGTGATATAACAGGTGTTACTGCTGGTAGCTTACTTGATGGTGGTGGCTCAAGTGGTAGTGTTACACTTAATGTTGATCTATCAGAACTTACTGATGGTACAGGTGCTATTGTACCCGGTACAGATGAGATTGTTTATCTTGATGCTGGTTCACAAAAACGTAAGCTCTTCTCTGAGATCTTCGGTAGTAATGCTTACAACTCAACAGCCTTTACAACTTGTGTTGGTACAGTTGTAGCTGGAGACATTTCAAGCTTTACTACATGCACCGGAACAACAACTCCGAGCAATACTCAGACATTTACTAACAAGAGTGGTAATATATCTCAGTGGACTAACAACAGCGGGTTTACAACCTGTACTGGAACGGTAGTTGCTGGAGACATTTCAAGCTTTACTTCATGCACCGGAACAACAACTCCGAGCAATACTCAAACCTTTACTAACAAGTCAGGTAATATTAGCCAGTGGACTAACGATAGTGGTTATACAACCTGCACAGGAACGGTAGTTGCTGGTGATATATCCGGGCTGACTGACTGCACTGGTACAGTTACATCTGTTGGAATTAGCCCTGGTACTGGTCTTGATGCTGGTAGTGCAATAACTTCAAGTGGTACTATATCAGTTACATTAGACTTATCAGAGCTTACTGATATGACAGGTAGTATTAATACATCTCAAGATGAAGTAATTTTACTTGATAATGGTGCAGAGAGAAGAAAAGCTTTTAGTGAAATATTTGGTAGTAATGCTTACAACTCAACAGCCTTTACAACTTGTGTCGGTACAGTTGTAGCTGGAGACATTTCAAGCTTTACTACATGCACCGGGACGACAACACCAAGTAATTCTCAAACGTTTACTAATAAAGGTGGTAACATATCGCAGTGGACTAACAACAGCGGTTTTACAACCTGTACTGGTACAGTTGTAGCTGGAGACATTTCAAGCTTTACTACATGCACCGGAACAACAACTCCAAGTAATTCTCAAACGTTTACTAACAAGAGTGGTAATATAAGTCAGTGGACTAACGACAGTGGTTATACAGCGTGTACCGGTACTATAACAGGTATAACTGCTGGTGATGGTATATCTGGTGGTGGTTGTTCCGGAGGCGTTTCGGTAGCTGTTGATAGTTCCGTTGTAAGAACGACCGGTACACAATCTATAGCAGGTGCAAAGACATTTTCAGACGATCTTTGTGTTCAAGGTGTTGTTAGACAGCAGACAGCTATTAATGCTCAGACAGGCACAACATATACATTGGTATTAACAGATCACGGTAAGCTAGTTACATCGAGCAACGGAAGTGCACAAACTATAACTGTTCCTCCAAACAGCTCAGTTGCTTACCCTGTTGGAACTGACATAACTATAACTCAACTAGGAGCAGGTCAAGTAACTTTTGCTGGTGGGTGCGGAGTATCATTATATGCAGCAGATTCTGAACTTACAACACGTGTACAATATAGTACTGCGGTATTAACTAAAACAGCTACCGATACTTGGTTAGTAGCAGGAGACTTAACAGCTTAAATTATGAGAGGTAGATCAGGTATATCATCATCAAAAAGAACATTGTTAATGGATATTCATGAAAACAATACTGATTATGAATTTAGAACATATGGAATGTATAGTCTTAGGTATTTAAATAGAGATTATACCGGTGATGTTATTCTCGGCTATAAAGATAGTTCAGGAGTAACACAAGGTTTTACCCCTGTAGAGATAGTAGATGGTACATTAACCACTTTTGCTAATGGCGATCATGTTAGAGTTAAAACTTGGTATGATCAAAGTGGTAACGGGAATGATGCCTCTCAGACTTCTCGATATAATATGCCTACAATAGTGATATCAGGCTCGCTAATGACCTTAGGAGGCTTACCTGCAGTTAATTTTGATGGGACTAACGACTTTATTCCTTTAAATAGTGCTCTTCCAAATATTCGAATAGGCCATTGTAGTTCATTTTGTGTGGGGGAGACCGATGATGCGGTCGCCTCCTCCCTCGCAATGATGCTTTCCCTCGGGTGGAGTAATTCGAATGCTCGGTGGTTTGTGCCAAGTCTATATAGTAGCAATTTCAATTTTGGTTACGCTAGCTACTGGAACATCGACACGTCTACAGCCGACACCGACCCGCACGTCATCACGGGGATCGCGGGGAGCACTCAAGGTAACTTTCAGCCGTTCATTGATGGGGTCTCCACAGGCTCGTTTACAAGGCAAGTAAGGAATAGTGCGGGTGTGTATGGTATCGGAGGCGGAAAGACGGTATCCTCGTATCCTCTTGATGGTAGAGTTTCTGAAGTATTAGTTTTTGACGGAGACTGTTCCCCTACGCGTACAGATATTGAAAAAAACATAAACGATTATTTTGATATATATTAATGAAAGAATACGTTTGGAACTTATATGAATGCGACGGGTTGAGAGAACCTTTAAGTGGGTATTATGTCGACTTGGTAGAATATACTCTTGATGAAACAGGCTTTAGAGAGTCAGATAACTACTTAGAGGAAACTCTCTTTTCTAATATGGCTACAGCTTCAGCTTATTGGATCAATAATAAACAAGATCATTATATCTTATATAATGAGATAGAAGAAAGAGAGAATAATGAGCCTCTTGACTTTTAATAATCCTTAAGATGCTCTTAGGAGCTTAAGGGAGACGTTTAGCGATACCCTAAAGCAACTAAGCGACGGATATTAGGACCAACTGATCCACCAGTTCCGTTTAACCCTTGAGTATTAATACTGTTATCAAAACCAGAGCCGGCGGAACCGGTTGCAGTAAATGTATGCCTATGATGCGAACTTTCGTGCTTATCAATAGTATAGGATACAGTATTACCGCTTTTGGTTATAAGAGCTATTCTTCTATGTTTCGCATGTTCCCCGCCATTAAAATAATTACCGGCAAATCTAATAGTAGCTGCTGCGTGTGTATTAACACCAGCATTTCCGCCCCCTGTTACTGGGTCTTCAAGATGATGCATACTAACATGTTGGCCTGATGCACCAGGAAGCAAGTTATATAATACACCAACTACCGGGTCGCTTGCAAAAGTACTAACACTTGAAGCTGAAACTAGACTAAAAGAATTGTTATATGCACTAAGGTTAAAAAATCCCCCTCTACCCTCAGCGTTTAAATTAGTTTGTGCCCCGTTGTTTGATCCAGTCAATGGGGGCGGTGAGCCAAATGCATTTGTAAGGGCTGTTTCTACCACTACATCTTGATTAGCTCTTGTCCCATACAGAGCATCAGTAAAGGTTTTATTATTGTTATTATAATCGGCCATGTAAATATTTATTGATTTAAGAGCTATTTTATCACCTTTATTACATTTAAATAAAAAAAAACAGCAGAGCGAAAGCTCTGCTGTTTTGTGATTGTCTCGCGACTGCTGCTTAATCAGCGATGTACTAGAAGTACACTGATTGAGAAGCTGGCGTAAACGCAGTACCGAGTCCCTGAACAATAACGACATGATAGTAGAGATTTGCTCCGAAGATGTTGTCAACAACACCATAACGAGTAAGCAAGCCAACACGTGGCGCGAAGTCGTTAGGACCAATAGTTCTCTGTACCATGACAGGAATGTAAGGACAATAAATGATACCAGTATCGTAGAATTCAGGGCCTTTATAGCCAAGAAGTGCATATTCAATACCAGTCGTGGGCGATTGCCCATCGTACTCATTAGTATATACATCATCGTTCTGAACTTCAGTACGAGTATCACGGTAAACGTTAAACCTTCCTCCGATTGAACCAATCTTAGCAATACCGACAGGCTGTGTGTTTACATCACCTTGAACAGGTACCCACTGGAATTCAGGGAGCATTTCAAGAATGGCGGCAACACGAGGAGTTGCTACAATAAAGTTAGCAGATCCGCGTCTGTTACGTACGGCGATACGATTAGCTTCAATGATAAGACGCTGATAGAAGTCTCTATTACGCTCAACTAACCAACGGCCATCTGCAGAAGCAGGTGACCAAATGGTGTAGCCTTTTTTGTGTCCTGCATTCAAAGCTGCCTGGATCATTCTCATGAGCATTTCTCGGTCGATCTCAGCTTGAATCTCATACGACATAGCGTTTGTGATCTCAGCATCAATATCGATACCGTTCATGTTCTTAAGGTCTTGCTCAAGCTCGACGGACCAACGTGCTCCAAGGCGGCGTGTGCCAGCCTCAACAGCGGTCTTCTCAAACTTAACCTCAACCTGAGGAATGTTTCCAGTAATTTCAAAAGCAGAAAGAACACTAGCAACACCACCATCTTCATCCGCATATTCCCAGTAGCCGGCTACTCCACTTAACTTAGTGGAAGACGACCCTGTAAAACGCGTATCAAGAAGTTGATATCCAAGCTCATCAGCAGGGAGATCTGCGGAACCGGTGTATAGCGCCTTGCGGGCGCCATCCCAGTTTCCACCTCCGCCACCGCCGGAGGCACCGCCATCGGTACCACTACCGAGAGTTGCCCCTTGGTAGGCGTAGCGAAGTGCAAATGCTAATCCAACGGGACCAGACATAGGTTGCACACCAACGATTTCGTTGGTGATAAGCTCGGGGAACGTACGACGAATCATCGGGATAAGCACTTTAGGAAGACGAGCATCACCAGTCGCATAATTATCACCGGAATTAATAGACCCCGGTGGGTTATACAGGCTGTGATTGGTTGTACCACCACCGAAAGCACCGGTATTACCAGCGCTATTGGCTTCCTCAATACACCACTTCTCTTGGTTTTCAAGAAGAATGGCGGTATTCAGGCGTGTATGATCGTCTTCAATGGGCTTAACACTATCAGAAGAATATTCAAGAACGGGAGCCCACTTTTCAAGTAGGACATCTGCTCTATCTCTATCGATAAATGATTGTGGTTTGTTATTCATTAGACGTTTCCTTTCATTTTTACATCATGGGATTAAATCCCAAGTTACTCAGGTGACAAGCACCTCATTGTTCAGGGTTGAAATTATTTGTGTGATCTCCTTAACTCATCTACGTATGGGTTACGGGTCACTTTTTTCTCCTCTGTAATTGGTTGTACTGGGGCATCTGTTTTAACTTTACGTGTTTTGTATGCCTCTT